CTGTTATGTTGTTCTGTAAAATCTACATTTTTAAATTCTATTACTCCATCACCACCACTTTGAGGATCATCAGTATTTAAATTTATATTAATGCCTCTAATTTCATAAAATGCTCTATTTTTTTCTGTTCTTGCTAAAAATTGAGTATTAAGTGTTTTTCCAAATAAACGCATAATAACGTACCATTTACCACAAAAGTATAAAAAACAAGCAACATATTTATCTTCAATCATTATATTACATTTTTCAACCAAAGAATTATCTGAAAATTTTACAAAAAACTCAGGAATTTGTAAGGATTCGATACTTTTAATAAGCATATTTAAAGGTGTTATGTAAATAATATGATTATAAATATTATTCATTCTAATACACGTTTTCCAAGTGGGATTAATTTTTTCCCTAAATTGAGTATCTAAAAAATCACAAGAAATAGTTGAACCATAACATTCACTTCCACCTCTTTTATTTAATTTATTTTTTCTATTTTTTTTAGTTTTATTTCTTTTTGCTTTCTTAAAATGTCTGTGTTTTGTTTTTTTTCTATATGCCATACACTATATACAGATTTAATTTGTTGGTTTATAGGGGAATAGTTTCAACATGTTAGTGTTATAAATTGATAGATTAGGATCAAAACTATTTGCTCCTACACCAGTACCATAACAAGTACCACCTCTTTGTTTTCTTGTTTTTTTACCTTTTTTTGCTCTTTTTTTAGAACTCTTTCTTCTGCGTTTTTTACCACCCATTTCACTTGCGACAGATTCATTTCCAGACATATTGGATTGATTAGAAAAATTTGAAATATTTGAAGTATTACCGAAATCCAAAGAATCATCTGGTAAAGTAGTATTAGCATCCATACTATTTTGAGTAGCATCCAAGTCAGAAAGATGTAATGAACCATCATCTGAATGCATAGACAAATCTAAATCACCTACATCCATATGATGTTCTTCATCTTCGTGTGCTATAGGAGCTATATTTCCATCTTGATTATCAAAAATATTTTCATTTAAAAATTCAACCATAGCTTGTTCAGCTATATCATCTGGATCAACAATACCTCCGTTTCTTATCATATTAATTTTTTGAATTATTTGATTATATGAAACACCTAATTGGTCTAACGAATTTATTTGGTTTTGTGTAAATGTTTGCTGTAATTGTTGTAATTGTTGTTGAGTAAAATCACCACCAACCATTTTTCTACTTCTTCTTCTAGCTATTCTTCTTCTATTTCTAGTGTGTCTTTTTGCCATAATATATTATTACTAGATTAAATATATTATGAAATATTAAGCTTAAAATCCGCCAGGGAAGCGAACTAAGTTAGCACCAATACCGAATCCGGCACCACTGCGAGCAGTTACGCCCATAGATGGAACATAGGTATCAAGAATGCTAAAGGTAGCAGCAGCAGTTAAAGCAATCAAAATAATTTCCTCAATATTCAAGGAACGTTTAGGAATAGCATAAGCAGCGATGGCAACCATCAAACCTTCGACAAGATACTTAATAATTCTCTTAACGAGTTCTCCAACGTTAATTAAACCGTTCATTATAATAAATAATAAGAAAAAATAATTATTGCGATAAATACTTAAAAATTAATTATTTAATTATTCTAAATGGATCGTTCTAAAACTAAGCAAATTTCCAAAAAGGGTTTTGAGAGAAAAATGTCAAATGGCAAAGAAAATCCTAAATATGTTGATTTATTAGAAGAGGATAAACCAATTGCTGGTCAAAAGTTTGTTTGTATGTCTTTTTGTTCTCCTGAAAAGTTGCTAAAGCTAAAGGAAGTATTTTTCTTTGAAGAGTTCCTAAAGAACTGGGAATTTAATAAATCAATGGAAAAATTTTTACAATTTGTTAATTTTATTTCATTTAAATATAATATATCATTTGAAGAATTAAGTAAGGATTTTAAGGATTTTGTTCAAGAGGAAAAGGATAACTTCTCTAAATCTAAACTTGATGATGATTATAAGACTTATTTAGATAACCACGAAGATGAACTTCAAAAGAAATTCGATATTGAAAATAATTTCCAAACTAGTACTAGAGGATTAAAAATTAGAGGTGTATATCCTACTCAAGAAGAGGCTGAATTAAGATGTAAAATGTTAAGAGAAGTTGACCCTAATCACGATATTATGGTTGGACCTGTAGGAATGTGGATGCCTTGGGATCCGGAAGCTTACAAGACTGGACGTGTTGAATATATGGAAGAGGAGCTCAACCAATTAATGCACGAGAAACAAAAGAATGAAGCAAATGCCAAGACTGCTTTTGAACAACGTGTCAAAGAGACTAAGCAAAAGGCAATTGATGATAATATTAAAAAGGCTGAAAAGAGTGGCAATACATTATCTCAAACTATTGATGAGGAGGGTAATTTGATTGGTGTTAATAATGCTAATACACAGGAATTTACTCTTACTGAACAAGAAAATATTTCCACTGCTGATATTAGTAAGGAGTTGTTTGAAGGAGAAAATATTGTTATTGGAAAGTCTGATTATGGCCAAAGTCAATTAAAATCAGGCCCTTTTGCCAAAAAGAATAATTAAATTATTTTATAATATTACTAATAATAAATTAATTAGTAATATTTTATTTACCATTTATTAACTTTTTTAACGCTAATTCGTGGACCAGCTCCTCTCTTTTTAGTTTTTGCTGGATCATATTGTTCTTCTTGTTCTTCATCAGGCATTCCTTTTGATAATTCCCAGAATTCTTTTGAACCCAATCGGAAATCATTATGTGCGTCTGCTTTATAATAAAATACTTGATCATTTAGTTTATTTGATTTGGAATTATTGTTAATTACGAGACATTCATAATTCTCTGTACATTGATCCATAACTTGACAAAATGCTTCAAAAGTAGGAAACATACCGGCATAATTTTCATAGATTCTCTTTCTATTTGCGATATAATTCTCTCTAAGAATAAAAACGTAATCTATATTTGTTCTGAGTGTTGGAGGAATACCAAGAGGATATTGCATAGTAATAACTAACATTACTTTCCAATGTCTACCATTCATAAAAAGTAAACGCATAAGTTTATCACGAGACCACGTGTTATCATATAGACAGTCATCAAGAATAACAAATGCTCTAGGATCAATAGAACTGCGTTTATATGTTTCCATTTCCTTTTTAACCTGATGTAAAACAGTTCTTTGACGTTTTAAAATATTTTCAATAATAGCTGAGTTATACTCGTGATGAATAAATAATCTTGGCACCATTTTGCCGTAAAATCCATTACCTTCTTCTGTACCAGATATAACTGTTCCAATTGGAATATCTTGTTGATAATAAAGTAAATCACGGACTAAAAAACTCTTACCTGTATCACGCTTTCCGATTAAAACAACAACTGGTCCTTTATTTTCATTGGGCTTAAATTGAATACTTTTCATATCGAATTTTTTAAGTTCTAATGTCATTTTATAATATTTAAAAGAAATTTTATTTAAATTTAAACGTGCTAAAATGTTTTATTTGAAATTATTTAGAGAGATTAAATAATTTCTCTCAACAATTAGTTAAAAACACATTAAATTTATATGTTAAATAGCTAAAGATGATTAGCATTAATTATCAGAAAAGGAAGAATACTGAACTGTTCAAACGTTTTGAGGAACCAACATTACTTAATCTCTCTAAAACACAAAATTATGTTCCTATTTATACAAGATTTTTTAGCTTAAATGATACAAATTATAATAGCATCAACCTTAATAATAAATGGTTTATATCAAATATTGAAAGTTCTAATGAAGATAATGATAATTTATTTACATGCAGAATTAAAAATGTAGACACAAATAAGGTTAAGGATAAAGATGTATTTTTTAAAATGGCACCTCTTTTGGATCCATATAAATATATGATTGGTAAATATGATATATCAAGTCCAAAGCTATTTAACTTACCTAAATTAAATTCAACAATTGATGATTGTAACCAAAAATTTATGGATATAAATAATTCAGCTTATGTAGATGGTTTATTTTTATTTTTATCAAGTCAATTGCGTAATAAATATAAATTTTCACACGGTGTTGAATATTATGGATCATTTTTGGCGTTAAAAAATGATTTTAAAATTAATGTTTTTGATGATATTGATTATTTAAATAATTCTGATTTTTTTAATAAAAATAAAAATGTTTTATTTAAAATTGATGATTATGAACATTTGTTTCAACAAGAATTAAATAAACTTAAACCAATTACTATCGGAAATAATGTTAGTTTAAAATCTATGATGTCAGTCGATAATGAAATTTTTGAAAATATTTTCGAAGAAAATACAATTGACTTAAATGATTTAAAGGAAATGTCAGTTGATTTAGTTGATATTACTA